GTTTATATTATAGTGTGGATTGTACGGCATTAGTAGCTACGTTGATTTTGTCTTTGTGCAGAAACCCATCTTATCCAAAGGTCATTCCCTTTAGCGAATAACTCTGGTTTAGGTAGCGACATATTGCCCCCTGCATTGCCTATAATGTTCTTTAATTGCGAAAGTGGTGTAACTACTTCCCTTTCCTTTCCCTCGCCAATTAAAGCCCTTGTAGGCCCGTTTGTGATACCACCACTGGCAAGGTGTATGCCTGTTGACCCACCAAATATTGATTTGAATAGTCCCGCAAACCCTTTATCTGCCCCCGCAACACCCAGTATAGTACCTAATCCGCTTGCCTGTAAAAGTGCGCCCAATAAGGCTGCCGCTGCTGCGGCTGCAAGTAAGCGGGCAATCATATTACCTATATCACCGATTAAAGACCCGATAGATAATTTACCTGTCTGCGCCATTGTCTGGAACATATTTTGGAATGCTCCCGCCATTTCAGGAACTATCACACTCCCTATTGATTCCAAAGCATACTTTAATTCCAATGTTTTATTGAACTGTATTTGCGTAGCCCTGGCAGCGTCCATGCTTGCCTTTGTTATTATCGTGCCGTTATCTTTTATAGTACGACCTAAAGAATCGTAGGTCATTTCCAACATCTGCACACCTTTTGCCTGCCTGCCGGGAGTATCTATTGTTAATTGATCAACTCTCTTTAACCCCTTTTTTTCTAATTTTTCAGGCTTTTCTTTTTTCGCTTTGGTGTCCTTGTATTCCAGATCAATAGTTTCTGCCAGAATACTATTACCCTGCTTTTGCAACCCGTTGATATCATTAGTGAGCCGCATGTTATCAATGTTCAACCGTGTTCTTTCGGCTGTCAATTTCATGGCTTGCTCACCGTAAACAATAGATTTGCTTAAATCTATACCGCCCTCTGTGGATATAATCGCCGTATTCGATTCTGCCGCCTCTTTTTTCGCTTTGGCAATATCAAGGTTTAATTTTTCAATCTTTTGCTGATTCAAAAATACCTGCGTGGCCTTTTCGGTGATCTGCGTTTCCAAAGCCCGCGCCGCTGCCCTTTTGTATATCGCTGCCGTTAATAAGTCGGTAGTCTTTGAAAGGTTACCGTTGAGTATTTCTTCGGCACTCATGTTTTTAAGGTAGCCAGGGTATTGATCCTGCAACTGCTTTACCGCTATCATTCTTTTTTCTATAGATAAAGAATGATTTTGAGCAACCGAAACCAATGCCTTAAGTGTAGTAACCTCTTTTTCGGATTCCTGTCTCGTTGATTTTATTAAGTCATTATACTTTTCCAACTCCTTGTTAGCCTCTTTATTTTTCGAAACTAATCCCGCCAATGCTGTAAACGCTAAATTGAATACCCCGGCGATACCGATACCAGGCAAAACCATTGCTAAGTTTCTAAGCCCCGTATAAGCCATCTGAAACGCATTTGTAGCCGCTCCCGCCGCAACCGCACTTGTTACACCCAATTTGGCGTATGCGGTTGTTTGCGCTTTAACCTGTGCGGTTGTAACTTGTATTTGACTATCCAGCCTTCTTAATACATCAGGATCGGTTGCGTTTTTAAATCCTTCTTTTAATAATGACAACTTATTCTCTAAGTCTTGCAATGATAGCTTAAACTTACCCGCATTAGACCCTGCTACGCTCATGGTATTACCAAACGATTCAACAGAGCGTTTAGCCCTATCCATACCACTTGAGAGTTGGTTATCTACCGTAATCGGTACTACTATTCCTTCGGTTACTGGCATTCTGCAAAGATTTTATCAAGTTCTGATTCTGTCGGTAATGGTGGGGGCTTATAACCCATAGGCGGGAAAAAGTCTACAAATTCCCCTTCCCCTCCATTCCCCTTATGTACGCAAAAGGCTACGTACATCGTAGCCTCTTTATCCTTCCAACTCTTTTTTAAAAACCCTTTCACTTTCTCCACATATTCAATCTCTGTCATCATGAAATAATCGCATGGCAATAACTCCATTTCACCAAAGGCAAACTCATGGACTTTCGAGTATGTTAAGACTTCTTCTTCACTGCTTTCTTCACCACCTTCTTCACTATCACTTTTTTTTTATCCGATTCGGCTAAGTCCTGCATGGGTTTACTTTTAAAATAAGCATCCATGATCTGTACAAATACCTCCTGTTGGTTTTTAAGTATGTCACTGGCCCACTCTGTAATGTCCTCGAAATCTTCTTTACAGGTCGGTTCCGTACCCGTTGACTTCGCGTAAGAGTTACCACAAAGGCCCGCATAAATGAAAACGGCTAAATTACCTACGTTGGTAGTTGACTGCCTTTGAGCAATCAACTCCACCGCGTGCATATTGAATTTTAAACCCCTTTGCTCACCGCCCAGGAGAATCTGAATGTATCCGTTCATGTTATACTATTGTAAGGGTTTGGTAGCTTAATTCGGCTTTGAATTTCGTGTACTTGTTGGTTTCCAGGTCAAAGTCTATGCTTTTCACATAGGTTGTGCCGGTGATGTTCATATTTGCCGGGGTAGTGGTGTTATCCACCATGCGGAAATACAAAATCGTTTGACTGTTGGCGTAACCCATGATCTCTTTTAAAGACAAGAAACCGGTAGGGGCTGCTGCTGCATAAGCGAAACCCTCAATGTTCGTGTTTGGCGTTTGTACCCCTGGTGATAACTCTTTTAAGTTCCCCGGCGTGGTGTCATTGGTCGTATCAATATCCTCGTTGTCGAGTTTGAACGACTTTTTATCCAAAGCCGCTGCCGTTAGCCACGTAGTGCCATTGGTTGAAAGCTGCCAATAAATGACCTTGCCTTTAAATCCAAGTGTTGAAACTGACATTTTTTATCGTTTTAAAGTGTTTGTACTTGTTGACCATATCGGTACAACTTCGTTATAAAAACCCTGTCCGTTGTCGGAAAAGGCATTGTATTCGTGCTTAATAATTCAACCCCTGTGATATTATACCCGCTAATCGTGTTTATCTGCTCACTACGGAGACTTTGCACGTTTTGCTGTATAAGGCCTCCCAAATCTTCTGCCGCCTTTTTACCTACCAATAAATCCCCCCAGGCCACTACTTTAATCAGAATCGTTGTGTCCCAATAAAAGTTATCATCATTCGGGATCTGCCTTTCGGTCTGTGTTGAAAGAACTACATAAGGGCTTTCTTGCCCGTCTATCTCAAACTCATCGAAAATCCGCACCGGCAAACTGTTATAAGTCAGGCCGCTGATCTTGTCGTAAAAAGCCTGTCTTACTGCCGTTCCTACTTCCATTATAAATCGTTTATCACTTTTACTATTCTTTCCTCCAAAATGGGAATCTGTCTAATAACATTCGGGAACATAAAAGGTGCTGCAGGCATCTTACCCAATCCGTTTATGTAGAAAGTCATAGCGTAAGCCTGAATCTCTGCCGGTAGTGTTGAAACGTAAGCCGCTGCAAAAGCACCGGTTCCGAACTCAACCCACGGGGCGTATTCCTTATTTGCCGTTACTACTCTTTCTAAGAACTTTTCCCTAATAACCGAAATAGAGCCTCCCAATTGGTTCAAATTCTTTGGAACATCGGCGCGGGCATTATCCGCTATTTCCTCCGCATTCACATCTAACTCATCATCGATCCCCTGTAATATCTGTTTGGTTAACTTATCCAGTGAGCCTATTGCCTTACTCACATCTATTTGGTAACCGTTAGCCATTTTTCGTAATTATCAAAGGAACTATGTAAAACTTTCTTTCATCATCCAACTCGTAAGGACCGTCTACCTGATAGGTTCCTACTGTGCCGTCTATCGTGTATTTTACCCTCATGTTTATTCCAGGGGTGAAATCTTCGAACCGGCAAACCATTTCGTAACCTATTTTGTTGACCCAAATACCCTGTTGGTTTTGCTCTCTGCCTTTTTTAGCCCCGATCCCGGCCCATACACTTTTTGTATCTGACCATGATTCAGTAAACCCTCCGGCCCCGTCTGCGCTCTTTGTAAGGGTCTGGAAAGTAACCAACCTATCCAAATCTCTTACTGTTATCCTAAGCATGTCATTCGGCTTTGTCCCGATAGGGTGTTTCGTACAATATCACATACAATAGCTGTTGCCTGCCTTGCTCCTCCGATTTGATACAATTGCTCATCTCCACGGTTCTGATACATGAACACCAATTGCTGTTTAATGGCTGTTTTGAATACTTCGCCTGTTTCAGCATCGCATCCGTACTTAATTCTATATTCACCCGCATTACCGAATAAATAACAGTTGTTAAGACCTGCGAACTCAAATAAGCTATCTAATTCTGTTGTCTTGTCGTACCATGCCTGCCGTGGCCCGAATCTGTAATAAACGCTCTGAATATCGAAAACATCCGTTGTTGTTTGGGTGACCGGCCCGTATGGTAATTCAAGCCTATGCAGTCCATCGTGTACAACTTCAATTTGTAATACCCGTGGAATCAAAGAACGGTTTAAAAACTTCTCAATTATTACTCTGGCCCCGGTAATCAGTGAATCAATTAAGGTGTCCTGATCCGTAGCCGTTAATCTTAAAAAGTCTTTCGCTTCCTGCCTTGTCACCGGTTCGGTAACTACATAAACACCAGAAAGTAAACTTCCCTCGCTTATGCTGAATATGGAACCAATGTTGTTGAAGGTAGGCATAAGAAAAAGAAAGGGGAGGCGGTTAAACCTCCCCTATATTTTAAGATTGTGCAACGAATGTTCCGTAACGGAAAGCTGATCCCAAATCCACACCCAAAACCTCACGGCTTTCGATACGAACTGTGATAAGGTTTTTCTGTACGTTGTCGCTATCCTGTTCGAAAAATTCAACTTTCAGGCCATCAGCAACGATTTTGGAAGCGTAGTCCCAATCACCTACCCAGTATTGACCGGTAGTCATGAAAGACGCTTTGTACACCGGTACACCGTTCAGCATCAGCACCCCGTTAGGGCTTACCACCAAAGAACCGGGATAAGTGTACTGTCCTGATCCTGTGGCGCGGTACTGCAATAAGGTAGCCCAATCTGCAGGCGATACCACAAAGGCAGTAGCGGTGAAATCGTTGGCTTCCAATTGCGCCTGTGCATTGATCATCTGAGCAATGTAAGGGATGCCGGTTGAGGCACTGTAAGCGGTTGCTTTGGTCACCAATTGAGCCTGTAAAATGGTTGATTCTGTTTTCAGGAACTTACGCATTAACATCTGTGGCAGGTAGCTTTGCAAGAAAGGCAAATCCTGTAACATTTGTTTTGCGATACGCACGTAACCCGCAATGTAATTCGCGGTGTACACGGTTCCTTTTACGTCAAAATCAATCTGCGTTTTAGGGTCAGCGGGTACGGTTTGTTCTGAAATAGAACCTTCGCCCTCACCATCCTGTGAATAGATGGTATATGATCCTGTTGCGCTCGATACTGTTTTTACAA